GTTCTCTGGGCAAACGTCTCAAGTGGCGACAATCGGGGCGGGCGGATCCGGAACTCTTAGCGAACTGTTTGCGCTTTCGTCGTCAGGCGAGGCCCAAGAACGCGCGCTGTCCTGGCCAATCAAGCGGCAGAGCTTTTGAGGCGCGCAGTAGCCGCTTCACACTGAGTTCCGGCGGTTGCCGGCCGGCAAGGATGTCGGCGATAATGTCGGGTGCCAAATACGACAATCGCGTGAGCGCCGTCAGCCTGCCTTTGCTTTTCGTCGTGCGCTCCGTAATCGCGTTTAGCGTCTCTTTCGTGTCCGCCAAGAGTTTCTGCCGTGCGGCAGCCGCTTCCCTTAAAACGTCGACCAAGCTTGTGTCGCTCGCGGCCAGATATGGCTCACCGATGACCATGCGTTTGCCTTGACCGGATCGTCGCAAAGCGGCGGCTATCGACAGGTCGATCGTCAGGTCATCTGCGCATGCGGCAGACGTACCGAGTGCGCGGCCCAGTCGCCCTAATCCGATCACGACATCAATCTGATCGACCGAGAGTGTCACCTTGGTCACGACGCTGCGGACCAGCGCGCGCATCTTCTCGGGCGGCGTCGCGACCCAGCTTTGACTGAATTGCGTGCCGTGTTCGATCGCGCCATGCAAATCGCGCGCATCGAGTTCCAGCGGAGCAAGAGCGTTGCTGATCGCACTGTGCGAAGCCAGAAGATCGCGAACCTTGTCCAATACGAGACCTTCCACCTCACTGGCGGGCACACGCATCGAACTCGGCCCCGGCTTTCCCCGGTCAAGCAGTGATGACGAGATGTAGTAGCGATACCGCCGACCGCGCTTGTTCGCGTGTGTCGGCGTCATCCGATTGCCGTCTCTGTCGAATATAAGGCCGGATAGCAGGCTCGGGGCCTTGGCTCCAATTGCCAGTGTGCGCGCCTTTCGATTTGCTGCCAGCTTCTCCTGGACAACACTCCATAGATCACCATCCACTATCGCCTCTTGTTGGCCAGAATAGACATTGCCCTTGTGCTCGACCTCGCCGCGATAGAGTCTGTTCTGCAAGATGAGGTAGAGGATCCCGCGCGAGAACGGTCTGCCTCCCGCGAGACGGCCACCGGCTCCCTCCCGCCGCTTGCTTCGAATGCCTTGCCTGTCGAGTTCCGCCTGGAGAAGGGTGACGGAGCCAAGCTCGGCATAGCGACGGAAGATCCTGCGCACCGTTGCCGCCTCGATCTCATTGACGACAAGCTTTCGATCCTTGACGTCGTAGCCGAGCGGGACCGTTCCGCCCATCCACATGCCCTTGGCCTTGGAGGCTGCGATCTTGTCGCGAATCCGTTCACCTGCGATCTCGCGCTCGAACTGGGCGAACGAGAGCAGCATATTCAGCGTCAGGCGACCCATCGAGGTCGTCGTGTTGAACTGCTGCGTCACCGAGACGAACGAGGCGCTGTGCGCGTCGAGCACATCGACGATCTTTGCAAAATCCGCCAGCGATCGCGTCAGCCGGTCGACCTTGTAGACGACCACGATCTGCACCCTGCCGGACTTGATGTCGGCAAGCAGCCGCTGAAGCGCAGGGCGCTCGATCGTGCCGCCCGACAGGCCGCCGTCGTCATAGAGGTCACGGACAGCGACCCATCCGGCGTGCTTCTGGCTCGTGATGAACGCCTCGCACGCTTCTCGCTGAGCATCGAGCGAATTGAACTCCTTCTCCAGACCCTCGTCAGAGGATTTACGCGTATAGATGGCGCAGGCGACGCGGGTCATCCGAGCCGCCTCCGCAGTCGATGCAGTTGCTTTAGCCGAGGCGCCAGACGCGCGATCAAGCTGTCGCACGACCGGCGAGGGGCCATGAGATCGGATGTTACTTGTCCCTCTGCCGCGATAATCGGCGCATCTTCGAGTGCGGCTGTTCGCTTGGTGAAGACCTGCCGTGCAACTTCGACACCCACACTCTTAGCCATCTGCTCGATCCGCCTTGAGGCCAAAAAACCGAGGTCCCGACCAATGTGCACCGGTGATCTCGCGCGCGACGACCGATAACGATCGGTACCGCTGTCCGCGCCACTCGACGCCGTCGGCCAGGATGACGACCGTGTGCGTCACGCCGTGCCATTCGCGGACGAGACGTGTACCGGGCTTGAAGGATGGCCGTGGTCGGCGTTTCTTAGCCGGTGATGCTTCTTTGGGAGTCGAGGTCTGCAACTTGCGGAGAATGGCCTTCGACAAGCCGCCGAAAGCGTTCTCCTGCATCTTGTACGTGATCCCGCGCAGCAGAATGTCCCGGCTCAGTCGCTTCGGTGGCGGCGTCTGATGGAGACGCCGCCATTCCTCGCGCAGTTGGTCGATCGCGAGGCTCTCGAGCCGAATAATCTCCGCCGCGATATCGAGGATTGGCTTGGCCATGTCAGCGTCCCCGACGTGTCGCGATCCGGTATCGGCGAACCTCGCCTTCGGCCTTCGACGACGTCAGCGCCAGCCCCATCTTCCTCTTAACCGTCCCGGCCAGAAACCCGCGGACGCTGTGCTGCTGCCAATCCGTCGTCTGCATCATGTCCTCGATGCTGGCTCCCTCGGGTCGGTTCAGGAGCTGCAAGAGCTGCGCGTGCTTCGTGACGCGTCCTTCGACGGACTGGTCTGGAAGCGCCTTGCGCTTCCCGGTCCCCGTCGTGGTGGCGGTCAGATCGCGCTTTGATGCGGACTTGCTGGCAGCCGTCCGTCGAGCGACGGCCGATCGGTCGGATTTGGCGGGTTTGTCGATTGCTTTGGTGGTCATGATTGGGCTCCATGGTTGTGGCGCGCCGTCATTGGCGCTCCCACTATCCAAAGCCCCGCATTCCGCGGGGCGAGCTCGTGTCACTCCGGCTGTCGATATTCGCGCCAGCCGACAATGACACCAATGCGTGGTTTCCCGACGAAGTCCAGTCGGTTCTGCGCGCTTCTGGCGTCTGTCGAGAAAGAGTTTAAGGTTGGGTTTATGCTGTCACGACGTGATCGCAGAGATTTCACGCTGGAAATTTGATGGCTCGCAAAACATTGGAAAGTGGGTCGCATTTGGATCGACTCTGACTCTGCATGCTTAGGTTCGAATCCATCCTGCTCAGCCACCGTGCAAGTCATTGATATTGCGTCATATTTTACGGTTTCCTCAGTCGGAAATATAGCCTGTTTTCCGCGCCTTGTCGACGTGCTTACTGGGTGCGCGACTTGGCATTCGCGTCTCTGCTGACGTTCCTCCTCGATTTCGCGGTTTTATCTCTGTCGGCCTTTTTCGGCCGGTCAGACTCGCATCGTTTTCGGTGTTGATGGACGTGCTATCGGTTCTCAAAACCGAGGAAGGTCCGCTGGAGCTGCCAGACATGCGGCAGGTCTTCGCACACGGAGACGAGTCGTGCCGCACTGAGTGCCTCAGGCTGGCGCCCTTCAAAAAGTTTTTTGACAATACCGGGCGCCAGATACGTGAGACGCATGTGCGCCGATAGGTAGTCCCGCTTGACGCCGAGCCGCTGTGCAAGTGCGTCGATGGTCGCGTCACGTCCTGATAGAAATGCATCGCTCGTCGCATACGCATTTCGCAGCAGTGCGATTATCTGGCCGTCTGGCTTGGCGGCACGACCGCCGCCGAAAATCAGCCGAATGCCTTTGCCTGCGCGGCGTAATCTGGCTTCTGCGTGAAGCTCAATTGCGCCGGCATGTTCGACTCGGTTCTCTTGCAATGTGTCACCAACCAGAACTTTCGCGATCTCCTTTTTGTTGAGACTGACAACGAGACCATCAACACGCAGGCACACGCGCACAACAATAGATCGAACAAGTTCGCGAATCTTAATCGACGGGAAGGCCGCCCAGCCGTCGCTGAGTTCGACAGCTTTCGCGAGCGCCGAACGCAGCTTCGCGGCGTCGAGAGCGCAGATTGACAAAGCCTCTCCGACGTCATGTTCCGATGCTAAGAATGCTCGAACGCGATCGAGAACCAGCTCTTCGAGATCGCCGGCCGGCACGCGCAAGCCATTCTCGTAATGAGCGCGCGTCCCCGTTACAAGCGCCGTCGAAACATAGTACCGGTAGCGTCGGCCCTTTTTGACCGCATGCGTTGACGTCATGCGCTGCCCGTCGCCGTCCACGATCAGTCCGGCGAGCAGGCTCGGCTCTTCGGCAGTCGCGCCAAGGGCTCGCGCCTGTCGATTGTCGGCCAGCTTCTCTTGCACCAGCTTCCAGTGCTCGGCCTCGATGATCGCGTCGTGCTGACCGGGATAGAACTTCCCTTGATGACCGATCTCTCCGCGGTAGATCGGGTTCTGTAGCAAGGTATAGAGTGCGCCGCGCGAGAACCGGTTGCCGCCCGCCAGGACGCCGCCAGCGCCTTGCCGGCGCTTGCTCACGATCCCAAGTTCGGAAAGTTCCTCCGCGAGCGTCCGGACCGATCCAAGCTCGGCGTAGCGCCGGAAGATCATGCGCACCGTCTCGGCCTCGGCCTCATTGACGATGAGCTTGCGCTCCTTGACGTCGTAACCGAGCGGGACATTGCCGCCCATCCACATACCCTTGGCCTTTGAGGCCGCGATCTTGTCGCGGATCCGCTCGCTCGCGATCTCGCGCTCGAACTGGGCGAACGAGAGCAGCATGTTGAGCGTGAGGCGGCCCATGGACGTCGTCGTGTTGAATTGCTGTGTCACAGAGACGAACGAGGCGCCGTGCGCGTCCAGCACGTCGACGATCTTGGCGAAATCGGCCAGCGAACGGGTCAGCCGGTCGACCTTATAGACGACGACAATTTGCACCTTGCCGGCTTTAATGTCGTTGAGAAGCCGCTGGAGAAGCCGGTCTCTCCATGCTGCCTCCGGATAGGCCCCCGTCATTATAAAGGTCAGGAAGTCCCGCCCATCCCGCATGCTTTTGGCTGAGGATAAAAGCGGCGCAGGCCTCGCGCTGCGCGTCGAGCGAGTTGAACTCCTTCTCCAGCCCTTCATCGGAGGACTTGCGAGTGTAGATGGCGCAGTTGAGCCGTTTCATCCGAGGCGCCCCTCAAGAATGTTCAGGCGCCTCCGGATGCGTTGCATCGCTTTCGCAAGGCGCTTGAAGCGACGCCGCCCGTCATCAAGGTTCCTGACGCCCTGACCACCCGACGCGACCAGCGCCGCGTCCTCAAACAGGCTCGTCAATTCCGCGAATTCCCGCCGAACGGCATCGAGGCCGGCGTCAGCCATCGCCAGCCCCCTTCTTCGAGGTCAGGCCGAAAAACCGCGGTCCCGACCAGTGCGCGCCTGTGATTTTGCGAGCGACGATCGAAAGTGACCGGTAGCGCTGACCGCGCCACTCGACGCCGTCCGCGTGCACGAGAACGAAGTGCGTGTCGCCGTTCCATTCGCGCACGAGCCGCGTGCCCGGTTTGACCACGGTGCGGGGCGAAGGGCTACGGTGTTCGCCCAACGACACATCGGGCCCAGTGCCAGTCAACTTCCGCAACAACGACTTGGAGAGGCCGCCGAACGCCCTCTCCTGGATTTTGTAGGTGATGCCGCGGAGCAGGAGATCACGTGAAAGGCATTTCGGCGGCTGCATCCCATGCAGCCGCCGCCACTCTGCCCGCAGCTCGAAGTTGGTCAGAGCTTCTAATCGTGCAATCTCGGCCGCGATGTCGATGGACGCTCGCGTCATGTCAGCGACCGCGCTTGGTATCGATCCGGTAGCGACGCAGCTCGCCTTCTTCCTTCGAAGAGTTGAGCGGGAAGCCAAGCTTCTTTTTGACAGTGCCAGCCAGAAATCCACGGACGCTGTGCTGTTGCCACCCAGTCGCCTCCATCATCTCGGGGATGTTTGCACCGTGGCGCTGGCTCAGCAGTTCAAGCACGCGATCGTGCTTCGTCACACGCGCTTCTTCTTGTCCGGCGCGTAGCTTATCTCGAATTTCGACTAACTCTTTGCGAGAATTTGCGCTCGGCTTTGTCTTAGCTGATTTCGCGGAAGAAGGCGGCGCAGATTTCTTGCTGTGGGTGGATGTGCGGGTTTCAATCGTCGTCATAGTGGGCTCCAGGTTTGAATGGCGCGCCACATCGGCGCTCCCACCACGCGAAGCCCCGCGTTCCGCGAGGCGAGCCCTAGAAAACGGCGACCGGCTAACCGGCGCCCGTAGCACCACCAATGCGTCCTTTGCGACAGAAGTCGAGGCCGTTTTCGCTGCAACGTAGCGAATTCGGGAGCGTCAGTTAAGAAAGTCTAAGATCCTGCCGTAGCCCAAACGGACGAAATGCAGTCGACGACCCAACGACGCTTTTGATGAGGTGAACGACGCCCGCTCCCGGCACCGAAGTGCCATAGGGTGATCGTTGCAAAAAAAATTGCTTGATGGGGTTGTCCAGATGCAGAGAGGCTACTGTCCAAGAAACCGGCCAAAGTCGTTGCCATCGCGGTCGCAAACAAGACGGCGCGCATCGCCTGGGCGATCATGGTGAAGGGAGGGACCTATCGCCCGCCACTGCTCGCGGCAGCAGCCTAAAGTGAAGTGGGCTAGCCAATGGGTGCGTGAGGCGATATCGGCGAACACAATCGAATTGCGGGGGTGATGATGGCGTAATGCCAAGCGGTCGATCGTCGAGCGGGAAAGCTCGTTTACGGGTCACGGGTGTCGAGCCCGCGCTTTTGATTGGGATCCGATCTGCGGACTACATCAGGGCCAGCGGTCATGGTGCCGCGCGAACAGGCCGGACACATGACTTGCACCCGACCGCAAGCCGGCAGTTCCCGACGATCTTCCAACAAAACCTTCGCGATCTCCCTTCTGCTGAGGCTAATAACGACTTCATCAAATCGCACGCACACGCGCCCGAGAATCGTTCGGATGAGTTAGCGGATCTTGATCGACGGCATAGTCGCCCAAACGCGGCAAAATCCCGTTCTTACCGCTTGAAGAGAGAAGGCAGCTGCTCGAAAGCGACTGCACCATGCTGATCAGGCTGCGCGACCGCGCCATTATCGCGACCATGGTCTACACCTTCGTGCGCGTCGGAGCCGTGTCGCGCCTTCTCATCGAAGATGTGTTCATCCAAAAGCGCAGCCTATGGCTTCGGCTCGCGGAGAAGGGCGGCAAATGCACCGAAGTGTCCTGCCATCACAATCTTCAAGCCTATCTCACCGCCTACATGGAAGCGGCGGATCTTCGTCAGCACCCAAAAGCCTTCGTCTTCCAAACCATGCAGCGCGAAGACGGCGCGACGGGCAGGTCAGGCGGCTGTCAGGCCGACGGGTGATCCAACAGCTTGCCTATTCCATGTTGCAGCGGCGGGCCCGTGATGCCGGCCTTGATACCAACATCTGCAATCATACCTTCCGGGCGACAGGCATTAAGACCTATCTGCAAAATGGGGGTGCGCTGGAACGCGCCGCGCAGATCGCCAACCACACATCAACTGTACGATCGACAGCCCGACGACATCACGCTGGACGAGATCGAGAAGATACAGATTTGAGCGACGGGGGAGCGCCGCTGATCAAATCCCAATCCTATACCGATATAAAGGGACGGGCTAACCTGCACCGCGCACAGCCTTGGTGACAGTCCCATCGCTTACGACAATCGGGTACTGTCCATCGAGCCGCCAGCTTCGCGCATCTGTATTGATGCGGCCGTCGAATGTCTGCTCAACGGTCTTGCTGCTGCGCAAGGTCAAGACAACGCCATGCTGGCCCGGCTCACAAACTATCATCTTGACAGATTCGCTTGAGCCATCTTTCCACAAACCGATCGACCATGACGTCGGGTGGCCGGAAGACTGATTGCTCAGTTCAACGAGAGCCCGTGACGTCAAAGTCAAAACAGCCGACCCGGGGTCCTCCGCCAAGGCCAGCGCGTAACGCTGTGGCCAGCGTCCGCTGATCTGGGGACCGTCCATTAGAATCGAGATCACAATATTGGGACCGATGTCACGGACGATACCGTGGCAGGGGTCCGAACGTGCAAGGTCCTCACAGATGAGGGCCGTCATGGTTGTCGTATCACGCAGAACGTGCGCGTGAATCACCCGATGAGGTAACCCGATGGCTTCCCACCAGCGGTCGTGATCCGATAAACTGCCCGCGCCGCACGATGTACCAGCGGTTTTTGCAGTCTCGCTAGCTAACAGCCCGTATCCGCGTGCCTGCCCGGTATCCA